CGCAAGCGTCGTTAATTTTGCATCATACGCTTGAACATTTGTCCCGATCACAAGCCCGAGGCTCGCCGCTGTTTGGTCGCCTGTGTTTGTTCCTGATAGCGTATTGCCAGAAGAGCTTGTCGTGATTTTCCCGTTGCCCGCAACGCTAAACAACGTGCCGCCAACGAGCGAATAGTTCACCGCAGAGTTCGCACTGGTGATCGCCGCCGTCGTCATCGATGTGTTTGACGCAATCGCTGATATGACGACAGTCTGCGGCGATGCAGCCGTTCCTGCACTCGGAATTGTGATGGAATCCCCTACTTTAAACTGATCGGTGAAAAGCGTATTCACTCCCGTTACCGTGCTACCAGCGGCAGAATTTGAGACAGTACCTTGCCCAACTTTTTCAGCCTTCACATGAAATAACGATGTCGGTCTTTGCGTTCCAACGCCGACGAATGAATGCTGCGAGTTTGTGTTGGTGAGCCATATATCGTTTGACGCAGATGCGAGACTCAGTGTTGATTCTGATTCCGCGAAATCAATTGCGAATGCAGTGTTCACCTGAAGCGTCGAGCCGACGTTGCCGACGTCCGCATCAATCGTGATTTGCGGAGCAGCGAAACTATCGCCGCGAGAATAGGTAACGGCAGTATTTATTCCGAGTGCAACCGCAACAGTCAATGAAGTGTTACTTGCAATTGCCGAAACATAGCTCCACGTTCCAGCAATCAAGATCGCGTCACCCACGCGAAACAAACTCAAGAATGAAGTTCCTGACCCTGTTACTGTGGTGGAGGATGCCGTGGTCACGGTGCCTGCGCCAGCCACGAAATATCCGAGCACTAAATAACGATCAGTGCCGTCTGTCATCAGACGCACACGCGAAAAGTTTGGTGATCCCGTTACGGAAAAACTGTCTTTGGTGAACGTATACCCCGCGAGATAGTAGTCACATAAAGTGATTTCCCAAGCTCTCGAAAACGTTACTGCCGTGAGCGGTGTATTTTTTATCGTGAGGCGCAGAGATCCTCCGGTAGAGATCACTGGAATCTTGATACGCATGATGCCATTGCCGCCAACAGCACCGCTGGTATTGAACGCATACGCCATCAAGTGACGTTTTGTGTGATGCACTGACGCAGTGCCAGCTTTTGCAGCGTGAAGAATCGTCAGCCCTGCGTTTGCCTGCGTACTCAGATAATACGTTGATGGATCAACGCCGCCGCCTTCTCGCACGCCGATGCCGATTCCGTTTGAGTCAATGCGAAGTTTCTCAACACCACCAACGGATGTCGAAACAGAATTAGCCGCTGCAAAAAACAGTCCCGTGTCCGTGTCGCCCGTCGTTGTAATCGACGGCAACGCAGCAGACCCTGCGCTTGCTGTGATCACACCGCTGACAGTCACGCTCGAAGGCGTAATCGCACCCAACGTCACGGTGATCGAGGGTGTGGTCCCAGATGTGGCAACACTGCCGCTCACACCGTTGGCAGTCACGACAGATACCCCGGTGACGCTGCCTAGTTGGACGCTCGTGCCAGCGAATGAACCGACGAAGAGCTTACTGTCAGCGCTGTTCCATCCAACCTCGCCATAAGCGAGCGTAGGTGTCGTAGAGGCGGTATTTGATCGCTTGATCTGTATGACGTTTGTCATTCGTCAATAAATCCCTCCGTCAATAACAGAGCTAGTGCTCAGCGCGTCTACGATCCCGTAGCCAGCGAGCGTTGTTGGATTCGTACCCGCCGTCACACGACCATAGGTATCCACCGTCACGCTCTGATACGTTGACGGGGTGACGATGCCCGATGCTAGGTCGATGCTGTCGGCGGCGACGACGATGCGACCGCTTGATGCGGTGGTGACGTTGAAAGTCGATCCAGACTGAGTTAATCCATCGCCTGCGATGATTGTGCCCGCAGCCGAGAATTGAGAGAACGATAGCGACGTTGTATTCAGCGTGATTGGATTTGCAGTCCCGAGCACCCATCCGGTGTTGTCGTTGACCGTGCCTTCTTCAACAAACACAAACATGCCCGAATTCACTTCGTCTGAAGTGTCTGCGTCTGTGGCCCGATACCACGTCGAGTTATCGACGACGTAGATTCCGTTTTGCGATGCGGTACTTTGATCTTTGACCAGCACTCGATCCCCGGCGATCAAAGAGACGCCGTCAATTGTTTGTGTCATCATCAGCATGCTGATGTTCGTCGTACTCGCTGCCCTTACGCTTGCCTTCACATCAAGACCACTGCGAGCCGCATCGACGTATGCCTTACTCGCAGCGTCTTGCGCGTTCGTTGGATCGAGGAGGTTCGTGATCTTTTGCGAGTTCGCTGACACGCTCGCTGTCGGAGCGGCCATCTGATCGAGTCGCGATGTGCGTACTTGCGTGTCGAAGTCGGAAATCTTTGCTGCTGTCAGCGTCGGAACGTCGGTCGCGACGATCGCACGAAACGTCGGTGTCGCTGCGCCACCTGTAGTAGGCCCAGCGAACACATAAGCAGCAGTCTGTGTGGCGAGTGTGCCCGTGAGAGTGCCGCTCGTTGTGACAGGAGAGCCCGAGACCGTGAAGATCGCCGGGAGCGATAGAGAAACGCTTGTCACCGATCCGCTGCCAGCGCCGATGGCGGTGATCGCCGCGTTGACATAGGCTGTCGTCGCTACCTTCGTTGAGTTGTCGCCTGGCGTCTGTGTTGTCGCAGTTGCGCTGCCACCCAGGGCGACGGTGCTTGAGAAAGTTTTAGCGCCACTTATGGTTTGCGTTGTGGAAAGTGAGACGAACGCCCCGGCGCCCCCGATGTCGATGATCGAAGATGCGGAGCCACCTGCGCCGCCTGTGCCGATGCCGACGACGAGGATTTGCGAGCCTTCGATCAGGGCCATTTCAGCGTTTTCGAGACTACTTGGACGATTGCTTGTTGTGGTCCGTTTTATTCTTATCGTGTTTGCCATTTCAGAAACTACCTCCATCAGTTAGTAAGTTTTTTTCGTTTGTATTGAGCCATTTCTGCGTAGAGCCTGAATATCGAATTACGTCTCCGTCAGCGATGCTCGTGATGAGCACGTCGGAGACCTGAGACAGTGTGCCTGCTACGGTTGTGCCCGCTGGCCCGACGCCACCTGATGCCGATGCGGTTATGTTCGATGCGACAACGCTTGCAGCGATTGAACTGCCGCTGACGCTCGCCGTGATGCGATTGTTGACGATTGTGGCAATCATTTGACGACCTCGAGGAATCCAGCGAGCAGTGTTCTTGTGACGCTGCCCGGCGCGACTGAGTGAAGAGCCCAGCCATACGTTCCAACTGCGAGGTTTGTCGTCGCAGCCTCGCTCATTGCGATCCCAACTTGACCTGCTGCGGCGTTTACTATGCTCGTCGTCATCGTCGTGACGACGCTGCCTGTGACTAGACTGCTGATGTTCGATGAGACCTGATACGAAGAAAGATCAATGTCAAAGTCAAAAATTGCTGCGAGCTCGTCGGTCCTCTTGACCTCAAGATTCAAAGCACCGGGGAGCAACGAGAACGTAGGCATTAGCTTTTCTCCCTTGCGATCACGATGTCTAGTACCTGTTTGATCTCGCTTTGCGTGACGCCGATGGCTTCGATTGAGTCTGTTTGCCGCTCGATTGCTGTGCCTGTTCGCTCCAGAAACTTCGTATGCGACTGCACAACGGGGACGATGACATCGGTATGCAGCGCAACTGCGACTTCACGAGCGAAGAAAGTAACGACAGCAAGTATCAGCGTCGGCAGGCCGAATCGCTCTGCGACTCTAATCCACCACGGTGCGTCGTCTTTTTCGGTTGGTTCAGCCATAGGCTTATTTTAGCGGGTCAACGGCTCTGGCGTGGATCATCGATAGGCATGCAAGGTAACCACAGCCATCGATGACAGAGTCTCGATGCAAAACTCCCTTGTCGAGGTTCGTTCTGATCCTCGCGAGCTTCATCGCCAGTGGGTACATGATCGCCTGATCAACGGTTAGTTTGACGCCGGTCAAAGCCTCGAAGATGTCTCTGACAGTAGCGTAGTCATCTGCTGGATGCCCGTAAGACAAGTTGCGATCTACGTTGACTAATCTGTGTGCCTCGAGGAGTACTTCGCTGCCGTTCGTTTCCAAGTGCATATCACTCTGATCTATCATGATGACCTGATCTCTCCTGTTGAGGTGATTCTGAAGTTTTCGACATCGAAATCACCGGACCCTTCTACTCGTACCACGGCCCCGCCGTGATTCCATTTATTGATTCTTGCGTATTCTGGAGCCATTCCGCACAAACAGCCTGTTGACCAGCAGAAAACTTCGTTGTGCCACAGGTCGCTCTCGGCATGTCCACTGGTGCGATGCCCGTGCCCGATGAGGATCGTGTGAAACGTCCTCATGAATGCCCCGCGTGCAGCGTTCACGGGGCTTGCTGCACCCTTGGGTAACTCATGTCCATGAGCCACCGGGAGCTTGCCAACCATGACGATGCGCTGGTCTTTGACCAGATCGATGCCGAAGGATTTTAGTCGCAGCCAGTTATCGATTCCCATCTCTGGCTCGTTGGTGAGCTCCGGTGCATGCTCCCAGAGAAAATGTTCTAGTCGCTCCTCGTGATTTCCCAGTTTCGCCGTGATCGGTATCTTAGGGAACTCTTGTCGCAGCCACTCGAGTAGTTGCCGCACTTGTTTTAATTCCCCTCCGAAGTCTCGCTTCGACGGGTCTTTCTGCCACCGAGAAATGGTGAAAAAGTCGGCAAAGTCGCCGTTTAGAAGCAATCCCTTAATCTTGGATTTCTTCAAGTGCTTGACTGCTGCTCGCAGCGCTACGTTGTCGTGATACGGCACATGAATATCAGAAAGAATGCCCACGGCCCCGACGACATCGATGCTCGCTGTGGTCCAAGGTTCGGCGATGCTCTTGGGCATCGCGACAAACTCTTTGCCGCCGGGAGTGCGATGGGGACGAGTGATCCTTTTCCCGCCGTTTATTTTTTGGGCTCGCTTGTCACGTCCTAATAAGCCTAGATGATACCTCACGAGGTTTCTCGCCTGCTCAAGGCTGACTGTGTTCTTCATTTCCTTTCGCACGGCTCGAGCAAGCTCTCGTGCGGGGTACTCTGGAAACTTCTCCGTCAGCTTCTTTGCACATAGCGACGCCGGGGTACATATGTTCATTCGGGCTCCTTTTGTAGGCGGTATCCGAGCGACCATAAGATGGTTGACAAGTCTCGGCCCTGAAGGGTCACATGCTCTTCGCTCAGAAATGGGCATGCGGCATGCGTGAACTCGTGGACCTGCACCTCAAGCAGCTTCTTGCCTTTGAGTCGTTCGTCTATGAGAATCTTGAACGTCTTCTTCTTCGTGTTTTTTTCCGGCCAGATTGTCCATCCGTAAGCCCGCCCCACGAGCTTCGTATGCCGCCAGAGCCACGTCTTGCCAAGTATTTTGAACTTGAGGTCTTGCATGATTGTATTCCTCTGTAGCCAATGAGAAGGAAACCGTCAAGACCGTTATTCTCCCAGACCCATGAACTGCTTCGCTGCGTCGAACCCGTCGTGCATCTTTTCCTGCACAACGTATCCGACTTGATTGAGCGTGTTCTGTCTCTGCTGGCACCCGCACCCCCCCGGCTTACCCTGTGTGCCAGTGACCTTCTCGACGAGAGCCTTCGTCACACCGATCTTCTCCAGCGCCGACGCGACGATATCGCCAACGGCGATGAGGTCGCGGGGTGGCTGGTAGCGTTCTGCGATCTTTGGTTTAGGGCAGCTTGCAGATGCAGTGGTGTACTTGCTCTTCACGACCCTGCCGCACTCGGAGCATGTCAGCGTGTATTGGTCGCCGTCCGGCTCAGAAACGAACTTACATCGCTTCATCATGTAAAAACAACCTCCGCTGTTACGGAACGGCGATCGCAAATAGCGTCATTGTAATTTATAGGCTCATCACTGGTCATCCAACCTATGCTTCTTTCCGGCTCAAACTCCAAGGGCTCAAAACGGCAGTAACCTTGAGGATTGATACTAATCCCCAACACCTCATTAAACCTAAATTGTGGTTCTTGACCATGTACCGGCATGCCCCAAAAAGGATCATAATAGTATGTTTCCGTTACCCCAGCAGAAACACCACCACCCGTAAAATTAATAGCTGCTCTATGAGGCCGGTCTGATTGACAACCGCAGACGGAACCGAGATCACACCCCACCACACCATTTACCGCAGTAAGCCCCCACGCATCGCACGCGGGGCTGACGCAACTTTGCTGCAACTCGTAGCTGCAATTTTCGTCCTGATAGGGGTACGCTGTTATTAAATCGGACACCCAAGTTCCGTTAAGCGCAGAACAATTAGGATAGACGCCAGCCGTGTAATTAGGGTAGGAGCCGCAAGGGCAAGTAGGGTAGAGGCCAGGCGAACTCCAGCCCGACATAGTGACAGATACCTGCGACACGCCTTCCACATAGCAGCAACAACCTTTTGTGTTTTCGCTTTGTGTCTGGGCTTGGCAAGGTTGTTCAATCTCGTGAAACGATACAGAACCTCCGCACGCTACGTTGCTTGTTGTCGTCCCAGAGCCTGACATAGCTTCGCAGTCCAAGTTTGTTATTAAAACTCGTAAGCTACCTCGTTCAAAGATTGCTGTTGTTGGTCCAGTTATACGCAAAAACATATATCGCATGTAACCGTAACTTCGAGTACCCTCAGTCTTAAAGCACCTCGGCAATTTCGCTTCGTATATGCACAAATCCTTATCGGGTTCTAGGGCAACCCCCGAATCAGGGTAATACGCACCTGTGGGGTTCTCATAATTGATGCCGACAAGTGAGGGGTCGTTTATTGGGTTAGTTCTTTTGTATAAAATAAAAGTTCCGTTGAGTCGCCCGCAAGAATAGCAGGGGTCTTGAACAGGCGAGACTCCGTTGTCGTCTGCGCAGCCGCTGATAGTTACCTGTATGCATTTTACGGAAGTTGGACAGTAGGGGCATTTTGGCTCACAGCAAATACAAACCATCCCGACGACATACATGCTTAAAGACATCGCTAGAACGGCGAGTATTGGAATATCTTGCGGCGAACTAATCATGGTATAAGCCTCAGTGTGGCGGCAGTTGTCGTAGTAACCACGATGCCGCAATTACTTGTATTGAGAACAGCGGAAATCCCTATGATCGATGTTGCGGTGTATACCTCTACCGAAGTGAGATACCACGCTGTTCCTTCTTTCGCGATCGCACAGGTATGCGAACCCGAGGCGGTGCTCGTTATAGGGAAGAACAAATTCAAAGCTTGAGCCGTGTTCGGCGTAGTCGTCTGGTACTTGAACGTGACGGTCTTGTTATCCGCTTTGCTCCACGCACCGGTGAACGTGCAAATCCGGAATACCTTGGGAGCGTAGCCGGGGCCGTCTGTGTATCTCGTTTCAAGCAGCAGGCCGGTCTCTTTGCCAACGCTAGCTTCGTCCGACTTGCGGAATGTTTCTCGTAGTTTGGCCCGTAGGTTCGGACCGATGAGGAATCCCTCGTCTGCCATTAAGTGAGCCTCAAGCCAAGTAATGAGACGAGGTCTGCCTCTTGGTAGACGCGAGTACGGTAGACCTGGACAGGCGGGATTTGGATGCTAGCCCTCGGCGAACCAATGTCGTTAAGTGCGATAGGGGAGCTTGCGGGCCTCTGAGACACGCCTCCGTTCGCTGCGCTGATAAGTACGTTCGCTGGCATTTTTTCGCCGGGGTTGACGAGCCTTCTGCCCGCCCAGTTTGGAGTGATGCCGAAGTCGCTCATTTCGTAGTGCAATGCGCCCTGCTCAACAGTGCCGTCTTGAATTCCAACATTATAAATGTTTCGTCCGACTTGTGGAACCGCCATGTCCCATCCAATTTCTGCGTCGTTGATTCCCTGCACCTCTGCCGGATTGCGGCGATATGTAAACGTATACGTTGCCGCCCACCCTCGGTATGTCAGCGGCCCAAACGACTCGACGCTGGCTTTGTGCGACAAGCCCTGAAACATCAGCGTGTGTATAGCCATCGTTATCGGAGTGACACTGCAAGCATCAGGTTGCGAGGGCGGGAAAATGATTGGTACGCTGTTTATTTTCCCGACATGCGCCATGTGGCGAGTGGGTGTACATGCTTCCCATTGCTCCACCGTGATCGTCATCACGGGCTCAAGACGCATCATCCCCTCGTACAAGTCTCCTACTGGATTTAGTGCCGGTCCCTCGGCTGTCCAATTTCCGTTTTTAAATTGGCTCATCAGCATACAAGGCACTTCCATGAGTGAGACGCTCGTAGACCAGTTTGCCATGCGCACGTCTGGCGGCAGATACTGCGGCGATTGATCGCTGGACGAATCGCCTGCCTCGGCTTTGTCGGAATACTCAAACGTGACGATCCGCACGACTCGAGACTCGCCATCGGCGCGATCTTGAAAACTTTGCGCAGTTACGCGATCGTCCGAGGGGTAGAAATCTCCGATGAACACGCCGCACGTTTGCTGGATATCCCAAGCCTCGTTCGGCGACGACAAGAGAACCTTGAACACGCGGGTGTATGTGATCCCGGTGGAACCCGTAGTTTTCGTGCGGCCTGTGGCGTACCCTTGCGCCAATTCACTGGTCATTTTCGGCATGTTGTTATCTCTATAGATCGACGATTATGTTGTGATCGACTCGAAGTATATTGACGATTTCTCGTAGCGAAGATGTCTGCTGTTGTAACTCGACCAAGTTGATGTCCTTCGCCGCGTCGTCGCCGCGTAGGAGACGCTGCAACTCAGCCTGGCCCTCAGATGTCGTCGTGTCTGATACCTTGAGTGCTTGCCTCGACGGTCCTTGCAATCTTGCGTTCATAACTTCGTCTCGGAATCCAGCCAGCATCGGCGCTGCGGCAAGTGCCATTTGCTCTGCGCCTTTCTGCGCGAGTGCTTGTCCGCTGCCTGCTTGTGCCTTTTCTGCTTCTCTCGAGGCAGCGGCGATATCGTCGGCCTTCATTTTTAGGTCTTCATTACGCTTCTCGGTTCCTGTCTTAGCTAAGTCGCGACCTCGAACCGCCGCTTTCTTTTGCTGTTGGTCTTTTGTGACAACATCCATTCCGGCCTTGGCCTGCATGACTTGTGGGGAATTCTCAATCGCGTCGTTTTCCGCGTCTCGGAGCAATTTTAACTGTCGTCGTGCGTTGAACCTCCTTTCTTCTGTAGTTTTCTTGTCTAAAATCTCTGCTGCAAGCGATTGCGTTTTTTCTTGTCTGCCAGTGGGGTCCGCAGCCTTTGCTTTTTCTCTTGCGTATTTTAATTCGTCCTCAATTTTAGCTTTCCTTTCCTCCATTTCCCTTAATGTTTTATCTGCTTCTTTTCTTCGGCCCGCCGTTTCTGGGGTTCCAAGACGTATGTCTTCCTCGCGGGCCGTATCCGCAAGCTTCTGAAACTCTCCGAGATCGCTTTGAAGCGTGTCGGATATCTTTTTCATTGCGTCGCTGAAAATCTCTACCGACATCACCGCACCGGCAAACCCGTTCGCTAGTTTTTCTAGTTCGGCCTTCTTCGCCTCGACTTGTGCTAGTGTCTTCGGGTCATTGGAATTTTTGGTGGCAAGCTCTGTTTGAGCTTTGATTTGATCTGACAGTTCCGTCATCTTTGAGGCTAGTGAGCTCGAACCAATGTCTTCTCCGAGTGCTTGCTTTAGATTTTCTTGTCCCGATTCAAGGACATCACCAACCCCGCGAAGCGCTGGAAGTATTTTGTTGAGAGCTTCTTGATTTATCTCTTCCGCAGAACTATTGATCTTGTCTATTGTTGATTTAATTTCCGCGATCTGAGCGTTAAACGTACTTCTCAAAAAAGAAAAATACACAGAGAAAGTATTTGCTTGTTTTTCCAGTTCTTTAGACTGGATGGTTAGGGCTTCTACCTGTTTTTCTTTACTCACTCCTTTGGGCAAAGCCAGTGCTGTGCGGTTGACTACTTCTGGAAGCAATTTATTAGGAAGGTTGTCCCTAAGCAATGATTTGTCGCGTTGTAGTAGGAGCGCGGCCTCGTTTTTTGCAAAGAGTTTTCTGACTTGCCCGATTGTTTTTGGTGGTTCCGCTACTACTTCATCTTTCATCCTGTTTTCGCGAACCTTCGACTCGTTTATCTTTCTCTGAATGGCAACTCGGCCACCGGCTGTCTCTTCTTTTTCAAGCTCTCTTTGTAACTTTGCTTGGTTTGCTCGCTCCGTATTTACTTTTGGGGATAGAGACTGAATAGCCTCGTCGCGAATCTCCTTTTGCTTCTTGCGTATATCATCGAATTCTTTCTTTCTCTCGAATTCCTTCTTGCCTTTGTCCGACATTCCAGACTTGCCGATGCTATCGGCGAGCGAGTCGTATGCTTGAGCGAGGCTCTCTAACAATGACTTCTGGCGAGAGAGAGCATCGTTCAACGACTTTGTTACGTCTTCGGCAGATCGTCCGTCATTCATGTATTTGTATATCGCAAGACCGACCTGCGAAACCACGACGGCGGCGAGCGCTAAGAACAACCCTTTTGTGTTGCCGACAACAAAACCAAGCTGGGTGACGTTGTTTGAGACGGCTCGTATCTTTTGCTCAATACCACCGACAGATGAGAAGAAGTCGTCAACGGCAAACATGGCCTGATTAAGCCCCATGCTAAATTTGTTCATGCCCATTCGACCAACGTCGCCAGCGCGGGTCACCGCTGCCATCGCAGAGCCGACGCTTATTCTCCCAGTAGCAGCAGCGGCCTGTACGGCTTCTCGTTCCAATCGAGTCAAGAGTTGGATAGTCGCTGGCAAGCCAAGGGTTCCGGCCTGAACGGCTTGCCTCGTTGCGTTAGCAAGCCGATCAAAACCCAACGCTGTGGCACTACCTGCCTGGGCGCCTACACGCAACAAGACTTGCTCCATGCCGGATAACCGACCTATTGATCTGGTTATCGCAGCGTCGTCTATGATCGCTCCTGAAGTTTTTATTGTGCTCGCTTTTTGTATGCGAGCCAGATCGCGTTCGAGTTCTTTGGCACTTGCAATAGAGGCATTAATTGCGGACGGCAGTCCAGACCTGAAATGAGCTTCCATCTGCTCTATCGCGGGTATCATGGTTGATCGTATCGGATCGTCGAGTTGATCTAACTGACCCTTCAGCGTGTTGATCTTCCCCTTGAGTACGTCCGACTGACGCGAGGCGTCGCCCATCGCTTTGCCGAGGCCATCGTCTCTAGGCATTAAACCGCTAAGGTTATCCGACGCTGCGTTGGCTGCGTTTTGCGTACCTTTCATCCTATTAACTAATACGTCCGGCGCATCTATACCTTGTGCCTGAAACCTTGCAAGTTCCGCAGAGATCGCCACTAGCTCCTGCGAGAGTTTTTCGACTTCAATCTGAGCAGAACGGAAGGAACCATCCATCCTCAAAGACAAGGGTGCTGCGGAGGCTTTTTTCTGCGCCTGCACCATTCGTTGCAGTGCGGCTTCGTTGGCTGGGTCAACAAATGCGAAGCTCTTTGAGACTTGTGTCTGGTTTGCTAGTTGCGCCGCTTCGGCCAACCTGTCAACCGCTTCTGCTGCCGCCAATGCTTGTGTCGCAACTTGCTTAAAATACGCATCGCTAATTGGCTTGCCAGCGTTTATTTCGTTGCGGAGATTAAACACTTTCTGCTGCGCAGCCACTAATGCCGGTAAAAAGCTGGCTTGTATCTCGTGCGACATTTGACTGAACTTGGCAGCAGCGCCGCCGAGTGGCTTATTTATGGTCTCTGCGACATTTGCTAGTTCCCTTACCCTTGTAACCGCTGGGGCTATGTCAGCGTCGAGTCCAGCGAAACCCACGAACTTAATTTTATTTGCTACCGCTGCATCGAGAGACGCTTTGAGCTTTTGCGCCTGCGTCATGATCCCGCCGAAGCTTTTCTCAGAGTCCCTCATGGAAGACTGGATGTTGGACTTTACCGTTTTTCCAAACAGCCTCGCGCTATCAGCAGCGTCCGATAACCCTTTTTGAAAATTAAGGGGGTTCGCAGATACGATCGCAGATATTTTACCGAGATAGGCCACGTCTCTACTACCTCTGGTTAAGTTTCATCAGTTCTGCAAGTATTTGTTCTGGTGATTGAGTTGGTCGGTTCAGTGTTGGGATAAACGCCGACTCTTCGGGGACTTCGCCTCTTTTGTAATTCCCGCTCGAACACATGATGATCCTGCACATTCTCGCCGTCTGCTGCCAAGGGTCTGGAAGCGGCCAGCGCTGATCGTATGCGTACCACTCAGCGATCTCTCTGCTGTCGAGATCACTCAACAATTCCTTCACCGTCTTGCCGAGGGCCAAAGCTAGTTTGAAGTAGAAACGTCGCTCTGGGCGTTCGGCGAACCTTCCCCCAACGCGGTAACGTCCTCCACTCTAAATGCGTTGAAAGCCCACGCTTTGTCGAAAAGAGTAGCTATTACCGTTGAGCTTTTGCTGCCGATGACATCGATCTCCTCGTTTGTGAAAAGTCTGTTGCCAGAGTCGTCACAGAGAGTGAGCACAAGGAAGCGAACTCGGAACTGCTTCATCTTCTGGTCTGCGTAGCTGTCCTCGAAGATATCACGCTCTGTTCCTGTCAGAGTCTTGATGCAAACGTCACCGCCCCATTCAGGAACATTGACTTTATCGAGCTTGGTATCGTTCACGTTGAGAATTGCTGATCTTGAAAGCGACATAAAATTATCAACTTGTCTGTGTGTAGTCGGTGATGGTAAATCTGAGGTTTCCGCGCACCAACTCACCAACGCGGACCTCGTTAGACGCCGATTCGCAAACCACTCGCTTCGAGATAGTAAAACCACTCGAAGCCATCGTCAATTGATTCACCTTTCGGACATGATCTTGCGGGTCTCCTGTTGAAGGGGTCCGTATGTAATCCACAGAGAAAGAACCCGCAGACCAATCATTCGTCGGAACAAGGACGACATACCCCAGACCATGACTTACGCTGGTCATGTCTGTGATTTCTGCCTTTGGATACTCAACGCTGATGCCAGTGATAGCTCCGCTGAAGCCACGAAACGTGAACGTAGCTCCTTGAGAGGTGACGCCTGCCATATGTGTTAAGCAACCTTAAACGAGGCATTTCCTTTGATGAGATCGCCGACGCTGCCGCCGATGCTCGAGCTTTGCAGAGTTGCATTGCCTGAAAACGACATTGGTCCACTGATTGCAAGAGCGCCACTGGTGCCCGCAACTAAGACCGTCGTGGAGATGTAATCGCAAGTAACCTCGCGAGTCGTGCCAAATCCACCGACGAATTCTTTGCGGCCCGATGGTGGAATTCCCAAGTGGGAACCATCAATCAAGTCTTGAGAATCCGAGACGTTTACGCTGGTGACGATCAACGCCGAACCGCCGAACGTAAATGTGAGTCCCTGTGCGGATATGCCTGCCATAGTACTTTGCGCCTCCTTGCGCGGGATTGGTTATTCGGAAGCTTCATGCCACCGAATCGAATACAACTGACGAACTTCGTATGCTGGCGGTAACTGTGCCCCGACCGACGTAGGATCAAGGAAATCATCAAGCTCCTGTACCAGCCGTATGTCTTCAATTGTAACACCTGCGAGCGTCCCGGTGCTGCAGTCGAGCACCATGCGAACCTCGTCAGCAAGTTCTCTGACGCTGTCGT